TGGACGTGGCTCCATCCTAGCCTCTTGACGGCTCGTAGGCGTTGGTTCCCTGCGATGACTTCGAGTTGCTGGTTCACGATGAGGGGGCGTGCCTGCATGAGCTCTGGGTCTTCTTGGATGGAGCGTAAAAGCTCGGCCATCTTACCCGTCCGAATGGCGCGGGGGTTACTCGGACTCGTCTTCAGTCTGTTGGTCGCGATACGCGTCGGCTGCGGTGAGGACATTGCGGAGGGTTTCTCGGATGTGATAATCTGATACGGCGAGGTTGAGGAGTATCTCCCAGCTCTCGGTACGTTGGTAGAAGGCTCCGAAGTCTGCCGTCTCCCCGTGGTGCTTCATGGTGAACACGAGGAAGTCGTCGGACTCGTTGAGCATTCGTTTGACTTTGCGGAGGGTCATGCGTTTTGGAATTCGTAGTATCTGGCACGGAACGACCTGTCGTAGTCGATGAGGTGTTCGGCTTGGCGGGAGCCGTAGAGGGCGGTGGCGTGATCGCGTCCACCGAGGAACTGACCTATCTCGGAGTACGTCCACTTGCTATCGCGGAGGTGCTTCATCATAATCTGACGAGCCTCTACGACGTCGCGGTGGCGGTCTTTGCTTACGACCTTGCTCCACTGGTAGCCCCACCTCTCCGCTGCCCGGTGGCACTTCCTGATGGCTGCCTCCCGTCCGAAGGTGCGGGGTCTGTCGATAGCCCCTACCATGAGCCAGAGGTTCTGGCTTACTCCTTCTCTTTCCACTGTCTTGCGCATACGGCTATTCTTTGTCTTTCGTTGGGGTATTCTTGGGCCATGGTCTCGTCGGCCATGCAGCGGGAGAGGAACCCCGCCATGTTCTCCTCTGGGTTCGGTTTAGGTATCGGCATTGTCGACGATTTTTTGGAGCTCCTTCAGGAGGTTGCGGTTGCACGGTGCACACCCGCCCGCCTTCTTGGTGGGGCTCAAGTACTTCTGGGTGAGGTAGGTCAGCTCCGAGGCGGTGCGGTGGGCGTTGTCCCTGTCGAGGAACTCCTTGATCCGTTGCACGTCCTCGGGCTTGATGTATGCCTCCCACTTCCCAATTGGGCAGGAGGCAGTCTTGAGTCTGGTCTTGGTGGGCATGTGGCATCCACACAGGGGGGAGTCGGTGAACGCTTCCTTCACGAGGTCGCCACAGCTCTTGGTCTGGTTGACGTAGTGCTCGCAACCCTGGCAGACGGCCAGCCTATCTGCTCTCTTTTGCGCGGAGACGAATAACATGACGTAGCTTTTTCTTGGACTGACTGATGGACTCGTATAGGACGGAGCGGTTGATACCTGACTCCCGCGAGAGTTCGGTCATGCTCCAGCCCTCAAGGTACAACTCGAGCACCGTTCTATCAAACCAACGCAGGTGGTTGGCCATGATAAGTGCCTCCTCTTTGCGTATGGCTTCGCGTATGTCGTAATCGGAAACCAAAGTTTTTTCGGGTGCGTCGCCTCGGGCGTAGAGTTTACGGAAGTCCCCTTGTGCGAGTTTCCACAGGGCGGTGTGAATATATCCTCCGAAGTTGTCCGCTATCCTTTGGTTGCGTTGCAGGGCTCGGTGGACGGAGAGGTAGGTCTCGTGGATGAGGTCGTAGGCGTCAGGGTGGAGGGCTTTCGCTGTCCGTAGGAGCTCGTCGTAGTGCTCCGTGAACCAGAGGTCAAAGTCCCTTCGTGCTTCGGAGCTCATCGACGAGTCTCTTGTAGTGGTAGTACATCTGCTCGAGTTCGGCGTGGGTGAACTTGCGCGTTTGCTTCGAGGCTATATGGAGAGCCTCCGCCGTCCCCTCCCCGTGTTCTTGGTCGAGGTGCTGGGCGAAGAGGTACTGCTCTCCCGACCGGAAGCCGTTGCAGCGTTTGCACTGGAACTGGACGTTCTTCTCGTCCCACCGTGTGCTCATGCAAGCCCGGCTCATGAAGTGGCCGGCATCAACTTCCGACCAGTGCCTCACGGCTCCACAGGTGTAGCACTCACCCATCCCCCGGTGGTCGGTCGCTCGGAGCCTCACGAATTGAGAGAACATCGTGTCCACCTTCTTCACCATCGCGCTGCGGTTCGGTGTACGGGATCGCTTTCCACCTCCCCCTCTCGTCGGTGGGGACGCTTTTGATGGCTTTGGCTTTCTGGAGTTCTTCCTTCTTGGCTTGTCGTTGCTGTTCATATTTGGCGTAGAGTGCTTGGAGTTGGTCGTCGGAGAGGGTGTCGGGCGTGGCCTTCTTGAGTTGCTTCCAATTGGACTCTCGTACCTCGGCTCGCTCCCCTTCGTACTGTCGAAAGATAGCCACGAGCTCGGGAAGTTTGAGGCGCTCATACTGGACGGGGTACTCGCCTGTCTTCAGGCGGTGGCAAATGATGTGCCACTCCTCGAGCTTCATGGCGGGGAACTCGTCGCGGAGGTAGTGTACAGCGTCGAGGAGGTCGCGGTCAGCTTTGATAGTCTTGGAACACTCAAGGTAGTTGAGGGTGTCCTTGAGCAGGATCAGGAGGGTGGCCTCGGTGCGGGCTGGGTTGAGGCGAAAGGAGGCGAGGACGTTGGTGCCTTCAGCCCAAGCTCTCGCCGGAGTCATTGGCGAGCTTTCGGAGATGCGCTTCAATGAGAGAGCCATCTGCGACTCCACGGTTTGTAGATTTTTCATTTCGTTTGAATTGTTGTGATCGTCTTATCCAGCCACGCGCGGCGGCCTTCCAGTCTTTGATAGGTTTGTTTCTGCCTTGTGTCCATCCGTTGGCTTCGTAGTAGTCAAAGAAAGCCATTCCCTCCGCTTCGTCGGCTCCCACCTCCTTGAATGCTTCCAAGACTTCATCCAAATCCTTCGGCTTATTTTTCGTTCGCTTCTTCTCTATAGTAGGTTCTATGGTATCCTCTATAGTATGTTCTATAGTATGCGGTCCATTTGTCCCAACTTTTGTTCCAATTGTCCCAACTAGATGTTCCATCTGTCCCAAGTTTTGTTCCATTTGGAACTTGTTCCTATTGGAACTTGTTCCATTTGGCACAAGTTTTCGGGACTGTCCGTAGCCCTTCACCGTGAGGTGTCCGGTCTCCTTCAATTTTCGGATGGCCTTCCGGATGTACGAAGGGGTAACGGTCATGTATTCGGCCAGACGGTTGTCCCCTGCCCAGCATACCCCATCCTTCTTGGCCAGTGCCATGATCTTACCCATGAAGCAGCGTTCGAATAGGGATAGGCTGGTGTCGTTCCACACCTCGTCAGGAATGTAGATGCACATTAGCTCCTTGATTTCTCGTACCATTGGATGAGCTCACGGACAAATTCGGCGTCGCTCCGATATTCACGGGCTTGCTCTCGAACGAAGTGACGCTCCTCTGGTGAGAGGCGTATGGTCATCACCTCGGTCAAACGAGTTCTTGGATGTTTCATAGGTCTAATGTAATCAAAAGAAAACGGATAAACAAAAAAAAGGGGAGGGGATTAAACCTCCCCCCGTCTAATTGGTTCCAACTCCGTGAGCTCGTACTCCCGGAACATGACCTCACCCATGAGCTGGGTGAAGGTCGTGTCCTTGTATCGGATAATCTCGGGAGCGTGGCGAAGGATGCCTCTCGGGTTCTTCTTGATCCAGTTCTGAACGGTGGCCGTAGTCACCCCCAGCTCTTCGGCGCACGCTTTCTGTGAGCCGTACAGGGTTTTCAAATATGATTTCATCGTTCAATTTTTATAAGCCCCCAGAAGAGAGAGAGGGTCGTGTGTTTCTTGTTTCTCTTGTCGAACGTTATTCTCAGCTTGAGCACGTTCGAAGGCTTGAGCCTCTGCATCCAGTTGGGCAAAGAATTCATTAGGGTCGAAGATTTTGTGGAACAGTTGGGGCTCGGCTGTCATGTGGGTGAACCACTCCTTCCCGTCCCAATTGCCTACGTCGTAGATGTACTTGGAGCCCATCTGCCAAGCGCATAGGTACCACCCCTCCTTGAGGGGGATACCTTCGTACCAGTAGAAGGGGTTCATGGCTGCACCTCTTTTTTGATGAGGTCACGAGCTTGGAGGGCGATGCGTGCCAGGTGAAGTACGCGCTGGTCGTAGCTATCGTCATAAGCCCCAGCCGAAGCCATGGCACAACCGACAGCCCACGAAGCGATGATGCCCTTCGTCGTGTCGTCATTGCCTCCACTCTTGCCTGTAAACCCCCCGGAGAAGCCGGGCTTGTCCAGCTTGAGGCGTGGCCCCCACTTGGTTGCCTGGTGTTCCTTGACTACTACCTCGTCGCCTACGCTCCACTTGTCAGGAGAGAGGGCGTTGACCTCGCCGATCTGTCCGTTCTCAAGGATGCAGTCGAACTTGTAGAAGGTCTTCCCGTTGCTCTCGAAAGAACCCTGCGGGGTCAGGTTTTGGATTTTGGTCTGTTCCATGGTTTTATGTTTTTGGATTAGGTTATCTGCTTCTATGCAAAGGGTGTCGAATGCGTCGCGCATTCCGAAGGGGTCGACGGCGTCTTGGCAAAGGTGTTCTTGTTTCATCTTTCTCAAAGGTTGCACACCTTCTGAATGAAGGCGCTGATTTGTTTCTGTGAGGGGTTCTTGACTTCCGAGAACGGGGTCTTCGGTTGGTAGTCCCACAGGTACTCGATGACGTCAAGCATCTCTCCGTTACTCATGTCAACGGGAAGGGCGCAGTGGAACTCGTGCTTGGTCTGTTCATCCCATAGGGCAGACTCTACCAAGTCCTCTATCTTTTGTGAGAGCTGGCCGTTGTAGAGCTCGTCGGGATAGCGAGCTGCGAGGTAGCGTGACTCGTCGGCTTCGTTGTCTTCGTTGGTTGGAGACCAACTGACGTGGAGCATATCGTCGTTCATTGGTTCTGGATTGATTTCTTGAAGGCGTCCCAGAGGGCGTCGAACTTACGCTTGAAGTTGTCCGCGTCGCGGGCTACCTCTTGGCGGGTGAAGTTGGCCGTCCAGTCGTTGAACGACTCGGCGGGCTGGTCAGGGTAGACCGTGTGGGAGACTCCGTTAGGCTTCAGCATTTTGCAATTCTTCAAGGATGAGACGGAAGGAGGCGCGAGCCACGCCAACGGCGAAGGCGGGGGTGAGCTTGTCCTCGTCGCGGAGGAACTCCTCACAAAGTCGTTGGATTCTTTTCTTGTCCATGGTGTGTGTTTGATGTTTGAACTTGGGGGCAAGGTAAAACAAAGTTCTATTTAAAACCAAATTTTTTTGCAAAAAAAGAAACCCCCTGACGTTTCAGAGGGCTTCCAGCGATCAAACAAAAATCTACTTCCTTTCGAAAAAGGACACACACAGGGGAGTGATACCTACCAGACAGAGCACAATCCCCGGCCAAGATAACCCGTTCTCGTGTATCTGCCAAAGAGCCTCAAGGATAATCGCCCCGCCTATCGTTCGCTTCGCTGACCACCTACGGAGGTCTCCCTTCTCCTTGAAGATTTGAGAGACGTCTAGGGCCATAGCCATGGCGAGCCATGGGTTCACCTTCTTGTCCACCTGTTCGTTCTCTATACGGCTTCTCTTACGCTCCATAGGTACTTGTCGCTTCTCTCTTGTAGGGTAGCCCACCATCCCCCCAGTCGAGGGGTGGCGAAGTTCTTTTCGGTAGCCCACCCCGCGTACCTGTCCCCGAGCTTCTTGTAGCTTCCTAGCCGTAGGTGGTGGACGGTCTTCTGCTCGAGGTTCATCTTCTGGTTGATTCGGTCGATGGTCACGGGGAGGTGCCACTTCTGGTGGTCGTGTCCGCGAAGGATGAGGTCGGCGTCTGGAAAATCTTTCTGGTCGATGTCCGCCCCAAGGATTCCCTTGGAACGCTTCGCCCCTCCTCCATACCCGTGATGGTAGTGGACGTTGAAGCGTTGGCTACTTGAGCCGTTCCTGCTAGCCGTGACGCAGAGCCACCCCGCATAGCCTCCTACCTCGACGTGTCCGCCGTGCGAGTTGATGATTTGAGCCACGCGGTCGATGGGAGATACCATCATGCGCTTCTCGATGTTCGTCTCGTGGTTGCCCTTGGAGATGAACTTGATGACGTCCGCGTACTTGGCGAGCTTCTCGCCTACGTCTTGGATAACCTCGTCGACGTAGACGCACGACTTGTACTCTGGCCGGAGCTCGGAGTAGTTGCCCCGTGGGTCGAAGCGTCCCTGCATAAGGTCGAACAAGTCGCCAAAAATGAAGACCCCCGCACCCAGCTCCCGAGCTTCTTCGAGGTGGCGGTGCAGGAGTTCGCGGTCGCACTTCATCGCGTCGTAGTGGATGTCCGAGATGAAGAGGAAGTGTCGCTTGTCGCCTCTCTTCTCGAACTGGGTGTCCACTTGGTGGACGGTGCGCGACTTTCTCAATAAGTCCATATGCAGTTGGGTGTTTTGTTGGGATCCATATCGACGTGGATAAAGGTCTTTCCCAAGCCAATGCGATGGAACCCGGCGTCGAGGAGAGCCTCGACCATGAGGAACCTACGCTGTGAGTTGGGTACGGCGATGTCTACCGCCCAGCCCAAGAGGTGGGAGCTATTAGGCGACGCCGCGTAGCCCCGCTCGATGAGGCTTCGATTGTGCTCGATAGTCCGAAAGCCACTCGTCACCACCATCGGATACCCATATATGTCTCTTGCGATGTCGAGGGCTTGGATGACCTCGTGTTCCATGAGCTCCCCGGAGCCTGGGCGGTCGGGGCTGTCGAACTCTGATAGCTTGAAGTACTTGTACATCTCACAGTCCTTTCTTAGCCAGAAGAATCTTGAGCTCGTGGATACCTTCCACGCACTCCTTGAGCATCGTCTTGAGTTCCGATTGGTCATTCTCTAGGCGGTAGACCCTGCCCTTCAGCTTGGCTACTTCGCTATTCAAGGATACCCAAACCCCGACCACGCCCACGAGGGCAGGTATCAAAGTTGTTAACGCGTCAATGTTCATTGCTTGTATAGTTTGGTCACGCCCTCCGGAGAGGCTACGATATAGAAACCCGTCGGGAGGTTGTCGAGTGGTCGGTAGACTCGACGTCCGGACAGGTCGAATATCTGCTCCTCGATAGGCAGAGAGCGCAGTGGTAGATTGTCAAGGGAGGGGCATGGCAAGCCCCATACATTCAAGAGGGTGAGAAGGTCGTTTACATCTGTGGCTCCGTCGCCGTTGAGGTCGTACTGGCAGGATGCGGTACAGCCGTAGTCGGTAAGGAAGAGCAGGAGGTCGCCGTTCCCTACGTTGCCGTTGCCATCTAGATCAAAGGGGCAGTCGTTAGTCTCCAGACAGAACTCTATCGTGAGCTCGCTCCAGTCGCCCTCGATGTCCACGGGGACGTCCACCCCGTCGACGGTCATAACTACGTCCCCTCCATACGGCATCCCGTCCCCTCCCGCGTCGTAGAGCGTGAGGGTGTAGCACCCAGAGAACAGGCAAGCGTCGTAGCTGTAGGTGTTTATCCCGGCGGGGTAGTTGGGCGACTCGAGGTAGACCCCCTCCCCTTCGAGAACCCACGACACCTCCGAGGCAAAGAACCCCGTGGTGAAGTCCATAGCCCACAGCGATCCCGCCTCGTAGTCCACGAAGCCTAGGTACTGGTTGTTGTCTTCGTACTCGTCGCCTTCCGTGATTACTGAAACCCAGAACACCCCGTCGAGGGGGATGTTCTCAAAGGGTACTTGTACGGTCTCCCCCGGCTCGATGTCGTAGACGTCCTCGGTGTAGTAGATGCCATCCGACCCGACGACGACGGACGCGCTACCTACGGGGAGGTTGCCTAGGTTGGAGACGCTGGCCGCGATGTTTTGAGTTTGTTGGCAGAACGGCGAACGGTAGTCGACGTCAACAAGGGCGAGGTCAGTATCGACAGGGATGAGGCACGAGGGAGCCGTCAGCAGTTGAGCCCGTGAGGAAGCGATATAGGCGTGCATCTTCTCCGCCTGTCCTTCGGTGTAGGAGTCGCGGCAGAGGTCGCCCGTATAGTCCATGTAGTTCTCGACCATAGCACCGACGCACGCGGGGGAGTTGCAGAAGTAGTTGGTCGTAGTCACCGGGGTGTCGCAGACCCCATCGCCTTGCGTCTGGCAGTTGCTCTCGGGGATGCACGACGTCGTATTCAGGAACGTATGTTGAAGGCTCAAGTAGTGACCGAGCTCATGGGTCAGCGTCTTGCCTTGGATGTAGTCCGTTATCTGTACGCGCGAGGCTAGGACGACCACCCCGTCAAGGCAGTTGCCTGTCGCCCCGGTGTAGGCGTAGCCCGTCGTCCCTGTCCCTCCATTGATTTGCGGGACGATGTACACGTTGACGTACTCGTCGACGTCCCAGCACGCGATACTTTTGACCTGTAGGTCTGACGCTCCGTCGGACACCGAAGACACCGCGATGCCGTCGGCTACGAAAGCGGGGATGTCCGAGAGGTCGTGGCGTGTGATGCCACTCGTCGGGCTCCCGTCGGGGGCTCGCCTAGCTAGGCAGAAGTCTATCTTCGTATCTACCCCTATCCCGTCGCCCGTGCTCCCCGGCACTTTGCGGAAGTGGTCGTTCACCGCATCCAGCGTAGCGAGGATTCTCTCGTCGGTGATGTTCGCCCCTACCCCTACGTCCTCACCCGTGTGCATGACGTGGAAGACGATAGGCAAGGTCTTCTCCGTCTCTGCTGAAAGGTCTACCTTGAAGGCGGGCAGACCCATGGCCTTTGGTTCAAGGCTTACGCACTCTTGCGCTTGGAGGTTTAGCCATAGGAGGGAGAGCGTTAGGAGTAGGGCGTTTCTCATGGAGCCACTTCTTTAGAAGGGTTATATTCTCTTTTCTCGTATTCATCCAAAGAGGTAGCGGGCGAGGTCGGGATCCATCTGGTCGTGGCCTGTCGAGATGGTCAGTCCGTTCTGGTAGTACACCGTCTTCTGTGGGAGCATATCGTTCTCGCTGTTCGATGAGTATTCAGGGAACAGGCCGGAGTTGTTGCATAGGTACTCGACCATCCGTGTCGTGTAGAACTGGGCGTTCTGCCGTGCGTTCTCAATCTCTCGGTGCAGGTCGCTGTCTGAGATAGGAGCCGTGGCGTCGGAGGTGCGGATGACGAGCCCCCCGTTGTCGAGCTTGACGTATAGGTTGGGGATGAGTTCGAGCATAGCCCACCACACCGTAGCCTTCCGGACGTAGTTGTCGAGGAGGGTAGCGTAGTTGCCCGTCACCGTCCCCGCCTGAATGTCGGCCTTGAGCTTGTTCAGGAGGTCGGTACCGAGGTACTGCTGTAGGTATTTGTCTTGTGCCAAAATGATGGCCGGAGCCATGACCCTATCTTCCACGCTCCCGTTGAGTTGCGTGAGGCGTTTCATGTAGTCAGGGTTGACAAAGAGAACTTCTGCTGTGAGTGCCATTTACTTTGGGGTTGTCCAGGTTTTGGGTTCGATGAATCCACGGTTCGCCATGTCGCGGGGACGCTTGGCTACCTTGGGGTCGTTCTGTTCGAGGGGGGCGAGACCGGCCTCGCGAATGATAGCCCGCGCTTGGTTGACGGAGATACGCTTGTTGTCCTTCTTGAGGAACGTCCGACGCTCCCAGAAGTGCTGGCACGAACCCCCGCCCTTGTAGAGGAAGAGGTCGTAGGTGCTAGCCCCGTTCGGCCCCCATCCGGGGTTGGCGTTCGAGGCGGCCTCGATGTCCTCCTTCTTCCATACGCGGTTGCCCGCTCCCACCATCTTCTTGCAGAAGTCGCGCGACTCGTAGGTAGCCGTGCCTTGGCTTCCCGTCACCTTGGGCATATAGGCGTAGCGTACTTTGATGAGGTCGTTGTCTTGGTCGCTCACGTCGGGTGAACCATACGAGGGGACAGAGGCGAACGTCCACATAGCATCCTGTTGGGCTTCGGTGTCGTAGTCCACCTTGCGGGCGTCGATGAGTTCCCACTCGTCCTCGTCCACTTCCTCCCCCATCTCGATGAGGTAGTCGGAGGCGAGAGTCAAGTCCACCACTTCCGACGATAGCTCCTCGACGGGAGGCGTAGGCTGTGGCCCTGCGAAGAGTCCCTCGGCTGTAGCCCTGTCGAAGCCAAGCATAGCCACAAGGAGCTGCACCGCTTGAGGGCCGGTGAGCTCGTTGGTAGCCACCTTCGAAATGATGTCCACCGCGCTGGAGATTTGGATACCGGTATACGATACCTCGACGTTGGCTTCCTCCGCTTCCGGAGTGTACAGCGTCACCGTGGTCGGCGTGCCGGCTGCGTTGAATACAGACTGAAGGGAGCGGGTAACGATGAGCTGGTAGGGCTCGATGACTTCAGACTTGAAAATCTCCTCCGCTGTCTTGAGCTCCAGACCGCCACCCAGCTTACCCGGAGCCATGACCCCGAACATCATGGGAGAGGTCACGCGGTGGCCTACCATGATCTTGGCTACGACCTCCTCACTCAAGAACTGATATTGCTTGTCCGCGTCGGAGAGGGGGAACGCCTCGAAGCTAGGCTTCCTGTCGGGCTGGTCGCTGAAGGTCATGATGAACTTACCCGCGTTCCGTGCTCCGGAGAGCTGACGCTCCACCTCGTTGCGAATCTTCCGACGCTCTTCAGCCGACGGCGTTCCGTTAGACCACGCCAGGTGGAAGCTCGGCGCCATGCCGTTTAAGATATTGGCAATGTGATACTTACCTATCTCCTTGTCGAGTTCGATATAATCCACCGACCCGATGTAGTCGGGCTTGGGGTAGTAGTACGAGCCGGGAGAGAAAGGCTTGACGTACAAGATTTGGACGGGGTGCTCTACCGCATCGTCAGGAGAGAACGCCCGCACGAGCTCTGGCTCGCACCTCTTGTCGCTCCAGTCCTTTGAGTAGTAGTAGAACTCCACGTTCTCGTCCTCGTCAACCTCCGCGCTTCTGATATTCTCAAAGGGGCAGTGGCGTACCTTGGAGATGGTCGTGCGGTCGATAGAGTAGACGACCTCTAGAGCGAAGCCTCCCTGAATCTTCAGGTCGAGGCAAGCCTTCCGCACCTCGTCGTCTAGACCCCACTCCTGAATCTTGAGCCTAGCGTCGAGGCTGTCGGCCTGTACGCCGTCCCCGAAGATCATGTAGGCGATAGAAGTACACAGGGCATTGTGCGTCGCGCTCGACTTGTACAGGTCGATGAGGTATTGAGGGAACAGGTTGTCGTCCCCGTACTTCACATACCCGTCTTTTGAGGGTGCTTCGGCGTAGCTCCGCTCCTCGTATTCTTTGAGTTTGATAAGTTCCATATTACTCGTAATATATGATGTTGTCGGGGACTGTCGGGTTGTCGAAGTCAAAGTAAGTTCCGGTCGCCGTGACTCGGCAAGCCCCCACCTCGCAGACCCCCACGATAGAGGCGTCATCGGGGTCGAGGTTGATGTCCGAGTTCTGCCCGTAGATTGTGTATGTATACAGCCCCGACTCGGTGAGGAGGATTTGGCCGTTGGTAGGGTCGTCGGCGTTCGTTCCTATTCTGAACTGCGAGTACCTCTCGTTGTCGTAGATCACGCCGGCGATGAAGGCAAAGGTCTCCTCGCTCGCATCGTTACGAAGTACGACGAGGTAGTCCGTAAAGGAAGCGAGGAACTTCCGAGCCTCGAACGGCGTGCAGTACATTTTCTGTGCTGCTGTGTTGGGGAGTAGGTTGACCATGCTTTATCTATCAAAAAAAGGGGAGAGCTTAACGCCCTCCCCCTCCTTATATAACAGTCATAAGGCCGTGCCTCGGTGTAACTTAGCTCGAAGGAGTCAGGGTGCAGTTGACCATTGTCGCCGTGTCCAAGAATGGAGCGGCGGTAGATTCTTGTGCGCTGAACTCCACCGTGAACCCGTAGAGGTCGCCGGCAGCAGTACCCGTCTGTACGGTACCTCCTGACGCTTCCACGCCGTTGAGGTGGCCCATGACGAAGTAGTTGTCGTTGCGGTCTTGGACTACGATAGCCGTGCGACCCTTCGTGAGGTTGCTGATTTCCGTGATGTCGGAAGCAGACAGACCCGTGAAGGTAGCCGTGAGAGCTTGGTCGAAAAAGACGGAGCCGTTCTCGATTGACGACGTGATTGTCTGGGTCAAGCTAGCTGAACCCTTTGTCAAGCCGTAACCGTTCATAGTCAAGGCCGCAGCAGAGTCGGCAATCTCACCTGACGCCACAGCGTCCCACATAGCCTCGCTCCATTGAGCGACGTAGATTTCCTTGACGCCACCGAGGGAGTCCTTACAACCGAGGTCTCTTCCTGTAAGAGTTAATGAACAAGCCATTGTTTAAGGTTTTGTGAAAGTGGGGGAGCCGAAGCCCCCCCTCCCTCGGTTAATGATTAGCTCGTGCGGTACGCGAAACCAGCAGAGGCCGCGTCCACGATTTGAGTTCCACCGTCGAACAACATGATGATGCGGGTCACCGCGTCGCCTGTCGTGCCGGTCAAGTCCAAGAAGCGAGCCTCAACGTGGTCGGTCAACAAGTTAGTTCCGAAGAACAAGTTGTCTTTGCGAGAGATGAGGAACGTGTCGTCAGGGAAACCAGCAGGAGTCACGATGGAGTAGCCAGCGTACTTCGCCACCACGCCATCGTTCAAGAATGGCAAGTTGTAAGTAGCAGCCAATGCTTGGTAGTACAAGTTGGCAGACTTGCGAGACATGAAGATAGAAGCCTCTGGGTCGCCAGCGATAGCTGAAGGAACCTCACCCACCAAGTCGCCCAAGCGAGTCAAGATGTTGGCGGCGTCCGTTGCACCCGTGAGCTGTTGCATGGTGCCAGCGTTGTAGCCATCAACCAAGTGACGGCACAAACCGTTGAAATTGTCGTAGGTCGCGCCTACAGAAGTTCCGTCAGCAGAGTTGAAGTCGCCCTGCCAGATATTGCGCTCGACGTCCTCAGCCACCTTTGCAGCAGTGATTTGTCCGAGGTAGCTAGCGTAGTCGGCAGGAGTGCCGGCGTAGTTGCCACGCATCTGCTCGGCTGCCCAAGATTGTGCGAGGTCGTCGTTGCAGATTTCCTCGTTCACCTGAAGCTGTGTCGTGGTGAGTACGATGTTAGACAAAGAAAGTCCGTCCGCTGCGGTGAATCCGCAAGTGCGGTCGCCGATAGTTGGGCCAGAGACTTTCGTGAGGTTAGCCTTGTAACGAACATTGTCCAAGACTGAAACGTAGCCATTGGCGAGGGTGTCCGCGCTCAAGATGGCTGGGGCAACAAACGGCAGTGCGTGTTGCCCAACGTAAGTTGAAGAGATAGTTGCGCTCATAGTTAAGCGTTGTAGTGGTTAGAGAGGGCGCGGACGCGCTCCTCGATTGACAAATTCTGTAGATTCAAAGGCTCCTTCTTTGGGGTTGGTGCCTTGTGCTTCAGCCCCGTGGAGGCTGCTTGCTTCTGGAGTTCGAACAGACGCTCCTTCACCTGTGAGAGTTCGGTCAAGATTACGTCCATGTCGCTGGGTGCTTCGGTAGTCTCTGCACTCATTTCGACTTCGACCTCAAATTCTTCGGTAGGCTCTACGGCCTCCGTAGCCATTTCTTCCTTCTCCTCTTCCGTGGCTTCTTCCACTTCCTCGACGGCTGGTTCACCCATAGCTGCGGCGATGGCTTCGGCAACGATGGCCTCTACCTCCTCGCGGGTGACGTAGTTGATGGTTACTTCTTCCATGTCTTTTGGATTTTCTTCTTCTTCGAAGTCCGCGCTCTGGCGAGTCTTGGGCTTCGTGGGTGGCTTAACCGGGGGGTCGGTGGGTGCGGGCTTGACGGGTGCGTCCTTGGCGGGAGCTTCAGCCACAGGCTCTTTGGTCTTGGCTGGGTTCGCTGCCTTGCCATCTTTCGCTTCCTTGCCTTCGCCTCCTTTGTTCACGGCTGCAATCTTGCCACCGTCAGCAATAGAGATGACACCCCCGTCCTTGAAGGTGTAGTCCCCAGGAGGGAGCGGGATGCGCTCGCCTTCGTCGTTAATGATGTAGGCTTCGTCTCCTTCTACGAAGTCGTCGCCGTCCGTGTAGATAACCGTCCCGTTGTCGAGGGCGGCCTCTGCCAGTTCGGTGCGCGACTCCTCTACTTTCAAGTTGACGTTGAACTTGTTGAAGATGTCCTGCACCCTTTCTTGAATAGTCATGTCGTGCCGTTTTTTATATAAGGTTTTCGAGGGGTCGATTCTCAAGTTTTTGTGGAAAATTCTTTTTTCAATTCTTTCATGAGCTCCTGCGACAGCTTGGACGAAGCCCACCGGAGGCCAGCCTTGCCACCCCACAAGAGATAGGAGATAGTACCACATGATGTCATGTCGCCCTCGTCGTAGTATTCCTCCGCCCGTTGTAGGTAGGAGGCCATGCGCTTGACCGTCTCGAGGGAAAGGGGCTCGCCGTTGGCTAGCTGTTGAGCCCTGACCTTGCCCGTCTGCGTGGCGCACTTGTTCCCGTTCTTCTCGTTGAGCTCGATGCCTCGCTTGGCGTTGTTCTTCACCGCGTCGGGGTAGTCGTCGTACGACTCCATCACTACCCGCGTCCCGGTCTTCGTCCGCTTGTCTGCTTTGACAATGGCCTTGGCTAGCTCGGCGAGCATCTCGTCCTCGGTGTTCTTCTTCATCTTGTCCACGAAGTAGCCCTCGATGGAGAAGCCCTTGACCTTGCCCTCCTTAACCCACTCCGACCAGATAGCCTCGTTGTCCACCTTGACGGCGACCATCCAAGTACCTACGGGTACGTCGAGGTCGTAGAGGGCGGACTTGTCCTGCTCCTTGTTCTCCACAATCCACGACTCCACCACGGTGAGCCCGTGGATGGTGTGCTCGTGTTCGAGGGTGTGCTTGGCTTGGTTGCCGTGCTTCAGGTATAGCTCGCTTGCTTTCCTCACCGTACCCTTGGAGAAGTAGACGTAGAACTCCTCCTCCCCGTTCTTGCGGTAGATAGGCTTGTCGGGTACGAGGGCTGGGCCGATGAGGATGCGCTTCTCCTTGTCGGCTTCGGCAAACTCAAGGCGTTGTTCTTTCAGGGCGATGAAGTCGAGCTCGATGGCTGGTCGGTCGACGAGCGAGATAGCGTCGATGCCGTACAGCTCCGCGTCTTCGTCGATTATCAATTCTACGATTCTCATAATGTGGCTTGGTCTTGGATTTGTTGGTTAGCTTGTTGTGCGTTCGAGACGTCGGTAGCGATGACGTAGGCTTGTACGGGTGCTGTCTGTCCCGCCCCTTCACCGAGGAAGGAGAGGTCGAGCTGTGGCGCTTGTGGGGCTCCGCCGATGTCAGCACCCCCACCCGCCGATACGGGAGCCGTGTCGCCTCCGCCTCCGCCTCCAGAGGGAGAGTATTTGGACTTGGCGATGGTGGCAATCTGGGCAGCACCTGTGGCGGCAGCGATACCGGCCTCAACGAACTGCGCACCCGTGGCGAGCTTGACGGGGTTACCCCCGGCGGTCAAGGCGTTGACTACTGCCTGTCCCGTGTTGACGGTGGCCGTAGCTAGCGAGAGGGCTTTGTTTCTTTTGAAGGCTCTCTCCGCCCCCTTCTCGTCGTCCTTGCTGAAGGCGTCGTTCAAGGCTTGGATAGCACCGAGCGCACCCGCCGTGAGCTCCAGTCTTTTCTTGGCTAGCTCCTGCCTACGGGCTAGCTCCTCCGCGTCGTACCTGTCATTTATCTCCTGCTCTGCTAGGCGGAGGGCTTCCTGTAGGGTGAGCGTCTCCTGGTCTAGCTCTTGGGCTTGGGCGATACGGGCCTCGTGGTCGAGGCGTAGGTTCTCCAGTTCCTTCTCCCTCGTGAGGACGGCGTTCTCTTCAATGATGTCGTTGGCCTCGTCGTAGTACCCTTGCAACCCATCGATTTGTTCCTGCCTGTACACCTCCTCCGCTGCGAGCAGTCGGGCGTCCCGTGCCATCTTCGCCTCCTCACGCAGTTGCTCCAGCTCCTCCTCCGCGAGCTTCAGGGCATTGATACTTACGAGCTCCCCTTGGTATTGTTCCTCGATGGCTGCCCTCTCTGCGTCGAGCCCTTCCAAGAGCTCGGTGTTCCATCCCCTACGGAGGGAGGCCATCTCTTGCTCCTGGGCGATGATCTCTTGGTTGAGTCCGTAGATAGAAGTCATGAGTTCCGTCTGCACCCCGGCACTCGCTGCCTTGGCGTCAGCTACGGCTATCTCCGCCTCGGCCACGGCTTGCAGTCTCTCTTCCGTCTCACCTTGTAGCTCCAGCTCCTGACGGAGTAGACGCGCCTTCTCCTCTTGGATAGCTACGTTGGCGTCTGCTATCTCTTGGTCCATCACTGCCGCCTCCTCGGCCAAGCGGATTCGGTCCTCCAGAAGAAGCCTCTCGTCGTCGCGTTGTCTCTTGAGTTCTTCGATGACGGCAGCACTGCGGGCGGTAGCCACCGCGAGGTTTCCTTCCCTTTCGGCGAGGCGTTGCATAGCGTCCTCAAGGGCGGTGGCTTCTCCTGCTGCGTTAACCGCCTCTTTGACAAAGGTCGCCACGTGCTTGGCAGCATCGACTACTTTCTCCCCGACAACCTCCATCACGTCACCCACAACTCCTACCGCATCCGCTACGGGGTTGGCTTCGATATAGATTTTCTGGAGTCCCTCTGCTGCAAGGTCGGCGGCCTCCCCAAAGTCACCGGAGAACGCCGCGGCTACGGCCTTACCCAAGAGGCCAAACCCTTCGATGAGTGCCGTCACTTTGTCGATGACGTACTGCTTGAGCGTGTCGCCAAAGCCTAGGACTTTTTCCTTCAGCGTTTCGAACATCTCGCTCGGACTGCTCAACGCCTCGAAGAACCTATCCTTGAGTTCCGTCACCTTTGTGGTAATCCAGTTGAGCCCCCCCTGTGGCTTCGTAAAAGCGTCGACCAAAATGTCCACGAGCTTCGTCCCGGCTTCGACAATTACATTCAAGACAGCACCGACGCCGGCCATGACTTTCTTCAGGCCGTCAGCTACCTTCTTGTTCTCGGTGAACTTCTGGATGAGCATGGCGGCGAGCTGTACTAAAAGACCGAGACCCGTAGCAGCCACAGCCGCC